TGATTTTCTCAATTAGGCTAAGGTCAGAATTAGCGGCAAGCACGGCTTCAGCTCGTTCTAACGTGTAGCGGTTGACCTCGCGGCTGGCATCGCGCATTGCTTTTTCAAACGCCTCAGCAGGAATTACCGACCCGCCGTAAGTGTCAAGATAATATGTGTAATCCGCAAATGCAGCCATTATGTACCTCGATGGTCATCACCATGATGGGGCGATATAATCACCGCCCCATTAATCATTCCCATTAAGCTGGTTTGATAACGTCAGCGGTGACGGTCAGATAGCAAACCGATACAGCTTTGCTGTTAACAAAGTCAACCACTTCAACAATATCGCCAACAGATGGGGCAAATTCAGTTGTAATTGCCGTAAAGCCAGTTGTACCCTGGTCATAGACCACACGGGTCGGCGGATTTACACGATACATTGCCGTGCCAGTTGCAGCTGTACAAACAACTTTCGTTTTGCCAGTAGCTGAACCTTGAGCAAGGCTGGCTTCCAATTCCCCAGGTGAGAAAACGATACGCACGGTCAGCGGCTTGGTAAGCTTGTGTCCATAGACCAGGCGCCCTTGTACTGCACTGGCACCGATGTACTGATTGCCTAAGTTGTTAATCGCAATAGGAACGCTCCATTCCTTTACACGTGTAGACCAGCCAGGATGCCCGCAGATGCAGCGCAGATTCGGAGTATTATCATTGAACTCGAACACTGAGAAGCCGGCGATCTTGCCAATAGCGCCCGTTTGAACAACGGCATCACCTAAATCGCTCGCCTTGATAAACTCAGGCGATTTGAGCAGCAAGCCCAAAAAGTCAGGTGTCACCAAAGCATAACGTCCGATAGGTGGCACGTTCGCTTTGCTCAACAGTGTGCGGATGTCCACAAAGTGACTGTAAGCATCAGCAGCAGTAATCAAATCAAGATTCGTAACCGTGCCCTCTGCTAAAAGCTCAGTGGCTCCGTCACTATCTAACTGACGTGCTAACGCATAGCCGGCGGAGTCAAGCCGTTCAGCGATCAAACCGTCGGGTACCGCTGCAGCCTCATAACCGTCAATGAGCTCGTTCACGGCTTTTTGCTTATTAATCAAGACGTCCAAATAAGACGTGGCGCCTTGACCAATAGCTAAACCGGTTGCAACGTCATAATCGCCAACCGCAACCTCAGTGTCGCGCACCGGAATGCGCACCTTGCCGGCGACTGGGTTGCCCTCATAATCATTATTGAACACGATCCCATCTTGTAAGACCAGGGATGCGCGTAATTTTGCTAACACAAGATCCGAATAACGGTCTTGTGGTGTGTGTGTAATAGCCATAGATTACCTCTCTATTCTAAATTTTTAGGTTCGGGTTACGCTTTAGAAATTCTTTTGTAACCCCATCTTCCTGTTCTGGTGCAGAAATCGTGTGCTTTGTGCCCTCGACCTTCACCGTTTCAGGTTGAGTGAATTCAGTATTTTCTTTAAGAAATCTCGCTAAGTTCTCGCTAAAATCGCCATCCATCCGACTGGCTTTGAAGATGACGTAATCCGCATCCTTTGCGCGCACGCCAGCTTTGAGCACGGCAAGTTCACGCTCCAGATCAGTCTTCTTAGAATGCAATTCAGCTAATTCCTTTTCACGCTCAGCAGCTTTTTCTGCTTCACTCTGTTGAGATTTCTTCCACTCACGATAGGCTTTTAGCTCGTCATCATTGGGCAGCTTAGCGCGCTCACGCTGCAAGCGCTCTGCAATAATTCGGTCAACATCCGCCTGTGTGAATGTCTTGCCTGCTTCCGCAGTGGTGTTATCCGGCTGTGCCGTATTGATTTTTTCCGCAGCTTCCTGCGTATTGCTGATTTCCTGAGTTCCCTCAGTGGGTTGGCTATTATCTGCCATTTCGATCCTTTCCGCTTATCGCCCGTCGGCACTGTTGTTGGATGCAAAGTTAAATAAAAAAACCCGCCACAATCGCTGCCATTTCAGACAACCTGTGGCGGGCGGTAAACTCCGCAATCCCTATTCAATTATGCAAATAATAACACGCTTTTCAGAATATTGCAAGTGGTTATTATGTCTTTACTTCTGCAAGTGAAAGTATAACATAAAAATCGGTCGGGGCTGGAATGAACCCAAACCCCGACCATGCTGCCGCGCGGTGCCTCAGGCGTCCCCGAGGGAGACAACCAATCTCAAGAAAGGCTGTAAGAATAGTATACCATATTCTATGTAAGAAATCTGTCAAGTTCTGATGTTTTAATGACAGTAAATATCATACAAAAGCCAGCTTTTTACGGCTGGCTCCAGAGGCAACCGCCTCCCACCTCCAGAATACTGGATTGAACTAATTATAGCAGCTTTAAAACTATTTTACAAAGTTTGCAGAGCTTTGAAAGACAATGGCGCTTATTTTGTTTTGTATACAAGCACGATTGTCGTGTAAAGATTATCGTTGTTTCTTTACATGAGTTCAGGATAATAGACAAAAAATGTCTATTGTTTTATATAAGGATTTGGTAATTCGTCACTTTTAGCAAGTTAGTGACGAGTTACGAAATCCTAACTTATGATAAGCCTCCTGAAGCTGACGAGAGCCACGCTGGGGAAGCCTATAATCAGTTCCACACTTAAGCGGCGGATAGTACTTCAATCTAACAGGAATACAATTGCCATTCACAATAAATTTAACTTTAGCTTGGATAAACTCTTGCTCTGTTATAGCTTCACAGTTTTGGCAAAAGGCTTTCATGTTATTCCCACATAATTCGGTGCAGCTCGTCTTCTTGCTCCCGCTCTTTGCGGCGATCTTCTTCAGTCTTGTCCGCATCTGCTTTGTAAATACGCCCAGAGCACAAATCGTCAACGAGAGTATAAATTGCGATGCCGATAATCAAGCCGATCGTTATAAGAATTGGAGCCATAAGAGAATTATAACATGATAATCGTGATTATGATAATCATACCGTTCTAAGCCGATGGCGGGATTCGCACCCGCGTTGCACCGCCTACGAAGCGGTCGACCTCTAAAAGCATCGGCGTTGCAATAAGATAGCATAATTGCTAACTTGTTGCCATATATCACTCTAAGCGTTTGAGCCTTTCCCAGTCACAATTCTCATGCAGCAGCCAAATATAGCCATCACGAACGATCACTGCACCTAACAGATGGGCATTACGCCTTGCATCCCTCTGTGCTGCATAAGCTAAGCGCATTTCGTCTACACAATGCCCCATTTGCACTGCTGCATACTTTCCGCTTGGATCCCAGTCGTACATCAGCTTATGGCTATGCCCCATCAGTATGTTCTGGTGATATTGTATTGCTAACATCCGAGCAGCATTATCGGCAGCAGTTTTGGGATGCGTAATGCGGAATTCTTTTCCGCCACTGTTCAAAATACAATAATAATATGGTGCAATTTTCCACTTGCCGGCTTCCAAGCGCATGATGTTTAGTAGTTCCGCTGGATCAGTCGGGCTATTTATAGCTCTAATGAGCCTGCCCTCATGATTGCCCAATACCCACGTAAAACTTTCAAAGCAGGCGTCCAGCGCATTTAGTACTTTGCGCGCCTCGCCCATTTCATCACCGAAGTCGTTACCATCCAGAGGCTTAGTATTGCCGATAATTTCTATCAGCGCCGCCTGTTTGCCTTTAGGCAAGCTCTTAGCTAAATCCATAAGCGCGCTCTCGTCTTTTTCGGTCAGCGTTGACTTCTCATGCCCATTGTGCCAGTTCGGTTCCCATCCGCTTAGGCTATCAAAGTGCATCAGGTCGCCGGCCGCAATCACTTGTTTTATCCCCCAGGCGTTGGCTAAGTCTATCACTCTATTGACAAAATCAGAATCCTGAAAAGGAATCTCCACATCAGGCAATACCAGTGCATCCCCCTCTATCACGGGCGGTTCGTCATAGCGTACAAATCGGCTCTCCGGTATGTAACGCCGAGCTGATGGTTGCCCAGTAGCCAAATAATAATGCGTCTTTACCGTCCCAACGGCTAAGCCAAGTTCACCACCAATATCCTTAAACTGCATGCCACTATTGCGCATATTTACAATTTTCCGCTTCATTGCCGTATTAATCACTGACATATACAGTTCCTCACCTAACTGGTCTAAATCCACTTACCCGCATCCTATCAGCGGCAAATGGCAAGCCAAATACTTTAGATAATTCTGTGTATTTATCCCTTAGCTGGCTAATTCTCTGCTGTTCAATTTTCCGCAGCAGATCATCCTCAGCTGCTTGGGCAAGTACCGCTCGTTCTTTACTTTTACGAATTTCAGCTTCTATCCTACGCTGTACTTGCGTTGCCTCATAAGCTGTATAAATATTGCCCTCAAACTCATGCTGAGTCGTTGATTGTGCCGCCATTTTGCTAAGTTCAGCATCACTATAAGCCGGCGGACTGATGCCCAACAATACCGGATATACTGTGTGCCTACAATTATATGAGCCGAACGGACGCTTGAGCCGTTGCTGTATCTTCTCAAATTCCTCATTGCTGTACTGCTTGCCCTGATAAGGCAAGTGGTCGGGCGCGCAATAATTATGTGCATCTATCTCCACGCCATCAGCGCCAAACTCTTTGCCAGTCTGCTCGGATATCTCATAAGCGATCGCCTTGACGCCATCGAGCACGTTCTGCCGCATTGCCGAGTCCAGCCGGCGTGAGTACCCGCTTGCATAATCCACAAAGCGGATGCCACTATCCGCTGTTTGCCGCATTGCCCGCCTAATCGCGCTGGAGTAATCTGCTTGCCCTGTTGCCACTTCTGTTATCGCCTGGTCTACTAATTCGTGATAATGTTCCTTGAAGCCACGATAGCGCACATTCCCGTCTAAGTCCAGCACGCGATAACCCAGCGCCGTTGTTCCGCTGATATTAATCAAATTCCCTTGCGTCACCGCTGCCACGCCGCGTACAAAGTTCGCCAGCGCCACTTGGTATTCAAATGGCAGCTGCTCTAAGCCCTTAGCTACATAGTATTTATTTAGGGATTTATAAGCTGATTGTGCTGCTTTGGTGTAAATCTCCTCAGCATCACCGCCGGCATTGCGCAGAGCTTTTAGAATTTCGTTATAGAGCTTTTCTGCTTCTCTATCCGCTTCATTCAAAACAATATAACGGTCTAAGCTGCTTTGCTTACGCGCCCAGGCAATACGCATGCCTAATGTCTTTAGCACACGCGTATTTAGCTTTGCCAAGCATTGCGCTGCCGCGTCGGCTAAGTCCTCTACTCGCGCGAGTGAAAACATAGCGTTAAGCTTCTACTTCACCCAGCATTTCCGTCAAGCTGGGGTTCTCAGCTTTTATCTTAGCAACCGCTTCTATCGCCTCTTGTTCTGTTTCACCCATAAACCGCTCGCGGTACTCTTGCTTTGAACGCAACCCTTGCGCCACTTCCTCTTGCCACACTTTGCGCTCGGTATACTCGTCAGTGATATAACCGTCATTACTTACCACGCTTACATCTGCATCTGCTTTTACTCCGGGCACTTGCAGCACATTCGCGCCAATCCACAGCAGCGCCTGCATCAGTTGCTTGAGTGCCGCCTCAACACCGATCATCTCGCGTGCCACGTTGCGTACCAACGTTTGCCGCGAGCCGGTATATTCAGTTGCGGTTGTAATCATGCTCTCTTCATTCAGCTTGTAAAAGCCACGCCCTAAGCCGACTTTGAAACTAAAGAAGTCCAGCATCCTTTGTACGCCTTCAGCATTCTCAGCCACGCGCAATTGCGGATTGTATTCTTCTAACATGCTTTGCTGGTCAGCTTTGAGCTTATCACCCACGTTGATAAATAGCTGCGTGCCCATCATCTGCGGGGCAATAAATGCACCATTTTCATCTTTAGACCAGAGCGAGCTATTCATGAAGACCATTTTGCGCCCTAAGATAAAGTCCACAATGAAGTTGTCAAAAGCAGTGTCTAAGCCCTTTAGCACGTCCTCATTGCCATCTAAGATAGACACCCCAAAGACTGAAGCTGCATCATGCCGGTTATAACCCGATTTGCGGATGATGCTGAACCACGGCACCGGGCTGCCCGTACGCACCGTGACCGGCGTTCCAATGATTTTCCCGCTCTCGTCAAGCGTTAGGTTTGTGATAGTGTAAAATCCATTCTCCAGCAGATGCACGCTGACCTTCTGCTGCTTTTTACCAGCCACTTCCTGGTCAGATACAAACGCCGCCTCTTTGAGAATGCCATTGCGCGAGCTAATTGGAATGATTTGATCGCCGGCGAGATAATTGATACCAATTCCGCTTCCACTAATTAACTCCTGAGTATCTGTGCGCACATCCATGTTCTCAACATAAGCCTCAAATGCAGCCGTACCAGCCCAGCGCGATACAGTCACAAGCTCGTTAGCGTTGCGCCTGAAGTCATTCTCGCCCAGCACACCGCCACGTCCGTCAGCACCTTGCAGCCAAAGCTCACTGGGCTTATCGTCAAGCTCAAAGCGCGTCAGCTCGTTCAAAAGTAAGCTCGCCCAGTCCTCACAAGCCCGCTTGAACATGTCCGTGCGGTTGCGTTTGATTTTGGCTACCTTGTGGCTCTCGATGTCAACCGTCATGTTGTACTCATAAAAGCCCTGAACATCACCGGTGAGCCAATCGCGCCACTCAGCGATCTTCCTATACATCGGGCTCAATATTACATCGCGCCCCGTCAATTTCTTGACAACTTCAATAACTTGTGTTTGGTTCATCTGTTACCTCACAGCCAACTGGTCAATAAACGCTTCCCAGGAATACTCCCAAGCATCCGCAACATCCGCTACGTCCGGGTCATTATCCAAGCGCGTGTCCTCTGCTTTGCTCTCATCCCATACCTGGTTCTGTAGACTGTAGCTCAATAATTTACACCCGCGCATCAGCTGCATCTGCCCACGGTTGAGCAGCTTCTCTTGAGCATAGATGCGCGCATTAATCGGCTCCTTACTGGCAAGCACCGCCCGCACTGGCAACCCCGCCCTATGCAAAGCTAAGTTGAGCCCGTTGACTAATGTTTCAGGATGGTCACAAAATGCGTATGTGTGCTTCACTTGCGGATAAGCCATCATCACGCGCTGCACAAAATCAGTGAACTCGCTCTCAATTCTGCTGGGGTCAACGCCTTTGCTCTCTAACTTATGCTCTGCCAGCGCAACCACGCCCCGTCCATTGCGTTTTAGACCAGAGGCTACAAAAACAGTGTGGCTCGTACTCTCCCCAAAGTCAACGCCATAAGTGATAAACTGCAAATCCTCAGGCGCCTTGTCTATCATCCACTGTTCTGGATTATCTGCAAATTGTCTGAATATCAGTCCAGCTGCAGTCGTGCGCACTCCTAAGATATCCCGCCGGTACCACACGGATTGTGGATTATATTGCGCTTTGATCTCCTCTTTACGGCTCTCTGGGATGCTCAAGTTATCATCTAACACAAAGTGCTGATAAATATAGCCCGGCAACTTCTGCTCACGATATAAATCTATATAATTAGTATAAATGGAGTGATGCGGATTGCACGGGTTCAAATCCCATAGCGTCAGCGGATCCTGTGCAGCTGCTTGCCTACCCAATGCAACCTTGATAAAGCTCGACCTGCTATCCTCACTATCGTAATGCTCATTGATTTCAGTGGCGATCCAAATGCCATAGCTATTGCCGAGAATCCGTCTATAACTATCCGACTTGCCCCCACCCACGAAAATCACAATCTTTTCGCCAGTTTGCGTTTGAATGTAGAGCGCATCATTATCACGGTACTTGCCCCAACGGCAACGCCCACGAAACAGCGCCTCTAAGCCAAAGCCATTGCATACCCCGATGTTCAGCTTAGCATTGGCTAATGTAGACCCACTGGCAAGGTGCAACCTATCACGGCAAACCTCTAAGCGGATTGCAGCGATGATGCAGTTTGAGATTGTTTTCCCTGACCGAATGCTGCCTTCAGCTACACACCAACGCGCATTGACGCCACTCTCAATATACTCAGCATGCTTACGTGATAGCGGTGCAAAGGGGATCGTGCGCTCTAAAATCATTCGGCATTCCCCTTCGCCGCTTGTATCAGATCAACTACAACGGAGAGGTCTTCAATGCTCATGATGTTATCGCCCAAAATTTCAGTTCTTTGCACAGGCGGTCCAACAAGGTATTCAGCCAAAAACTTGCGCGCCTGATAATCTCCCCGCTTAGCCTGGTCTGCTGCTTTGCGGATAATCTCTTCCCAGTCAGCAAATGTGACGGTAGATAGCGTGATTTCGTAATAACGTTCTTCACGCGCTTTAGGGGGGCGCCCTTTAGGATTACCGACGCTGCCCTTAATAAATCTGCCTTTCTCGTCTCTTTCACGCAAATTTATATATCCTCTATAAGTTCAAATGCCATTTGTTCACCGTCTATTTGGGCTTCACCTTAGCTTCGAACTCAAGTGGCAAGCCTTCGCGCTTAGCTTCAATCAGCATCGCCATTTGCGGGATGGCGTCCTCAGGCAAGTCCAGCGTTATTCTGATACCGCCATCTGCTAACGTTTGCGCTTTAGCCACGATCGCCTCAAAGCGAATTGCAGCCTCTTCTTTTTTAGACATCAGGCTTGTTCACCTCCCGTCGCACTTCCGTTCATGGCGTTCAAACGTTCCGTAAGCTCGGCAACCTGACGTTCTAACTCTCGAATGCGTTTATCGCGGTTCTTGATTTGCGTTTGCAATTTATCAACCTCTTCTTTCAATTCCGCATTCTCTTGCTGTAAATTCAAAATCATAATTTCCCGCTCCGCTAACTTCCCGCGCATATCGTGAATCTGAACTTCAGATTGCTCTACTTTCGCCTCAAGCGAACTGATGCGTGACGTAAGCGCTCCTAAGCGCGCCTCATACGCACCAGAAAGGGCTGTCATACAATCCGCCTTAACCTTTTTCCTTCCAGCTAAGGCGTTGACAATGGCAGCCCCTAAGCCGCCGCCCCCTAAAAGCGCTGCCAGAATGATGGCGATTTGCTCGCCGCTCATGGCTACTTTACAGATGCTGAAGCTGATTTGATCGCATCGTAAACTTTACTGGCAACCAAGCCCAAAGCTAAGCCAAAGATAACCGCACCAAACCATTCAGCAAAATTAGCTGGCATAAACAAGCTGAGCTGATATAACACACCTATTGCTAAGCCAATTGCAAAGCTTAGCCCAGTCAGCAGCTTACCTTGCGCGCCAAAGGCTTTAGCCAGCTCAACCAGCCCCATGACCACGAAAATCAATGGGATGCCATTCACAATCTGATCAAAATCCATACACACCTCGCTTAAATTAAAAATCCCGCAACAGAGGCTGCTATCTCAAGCAGCATGTCACGGGTGGAAAGTCCGTAAATCCTATTCAATTGTATTTATCATAACACAGAATTAATTCAAATTCAAATTTTTTGATTATCCCTTTCGCGTGCCCGTTTTATCAGTCGTTCCAAATGCACGTTCGGTACAATCCAGAATATATCCTGACCGCACTGTTTACAGTTCGCTTCTAACCTGCGAATAAGTACCCCGCCGCAGTCCAGCAGTGTGATTTCGTCTAAATAATACTCATGCCCGATTTCATTTCCACAGCGCGGGCAGGTTACAACACTTCCAAGCTTACCTTCAGGCATGTTTACCTCAGTCATATTCTAAATCAAAAAGGTTCCTATTCGATTCTTCTACTGATATAAATCGTTTTTTATTTCTAAATTCATTAAAAGATAAATTACTATAAAACCTGAAATTGCTCCAATATCGCATATAGCTTACCAATAATTCATTTGTCCAGTTATCCCCAACATAAGAATTTTTTTTCTGTATATCAAGCGGCTGATATCTCATTGGATTGGGTAATGCACCCAATGATTTTATTTTCTCAAGCCTATAAAGCGCGTCTTCTGGCGTATCATTATAGCCAATCAAAACATAAGTCCTAATTTGATTATGTCTTATTCCTGCATCAATCAACTTTTGAAATGCATTAAGATATAGTTTTTCTGTAGAAATATTATCCCAAGCAAGCCTGATAATCGTGTCTTTTGGAAGTTCTGCAAATCGCTGCGCATGATAATCGGTTAATAACCTTGCATCTAATCCTTGATTAAAATCAATCCCTATCAGGTGCTTTTCAATTAGTCGATCAATTACTTTATCAAAATGAGATTGGCTGCAAGCCAATAAATTATTATCGCAAATAATCGGCTTGACTTCCCAATCATCAAGCTCATATAATTTGCCTTCTAATTTTGGAACTAAACAGAATCGGCAATGACGAATGCAGCCGCGGCTCGTAAATACTGCATCGGGATTATGATGTTTCAAAGCATCCACTTCACCGCCAGTATCAAATTCTCGAAATATTTCTGGATTCATAATAACATTCTGACCGCCAACTCTAACTTTATAGCCAACGGATTTATAAAATATGCATCTCATATATGTTTTCTGCAAGTTCCAAGAAAAAACAGATGATATAAAGGCGGTATCTCCCTCAATCCACTCGGCAATGCCACCAGACCAAGCCATATATCTTATTCATCCTCTAAAAACATATCAGGCAGCTGACTGGCAAATTCAATGTCAGCCATTTTCCAATCCTCAAAAGGGATTTCGACCCAGTTTTCTTTGCCAGTTTTGAACATGCGCACAGTTTCCATATCGGGCATTATCCACCACATTCTTTTAGTTTCCTCGTCAATATACACAAAGTGTGGTTTGCCGTTAGCAAGTAGGCTCGTCATCATTTAATCCTAAATAATCGTCAATAATTTCGATCGCCTCATCGGCGGAGTATGCCACTTTGCACAAGTAGCCCTGCTGGGTAGCATATTCAAAAAACTCTTGCTGGAGTTCGGTCAGCTTGTTCTTGCCATACTTCATTTCGATAAATAAGCCATGATAGCCATTACTTGGTCGGGGAAGATAGATGTCCCACACTCCAGCCTTGACGCCCTCAGCAGCCATCTTGCCAGCCGTTGCTTTGGTGCGATAGCCACCGTTCGGAATGGCGAACATCCAGCGCAGCTCTGGTCTATAGCTGGCTATTGCAAAAAGTGTCGCTTGCTCGTCATGCTCGGACATGTTCTATCCCTTCGGCATTTCTGGCAATGGCATCCAATGGGATATTTCATTCTGGCTATATATAATCCCGCCATCATAATCACTATAATAAGAATCCCCGTGCCGATAAAGAATTTCTATGGCATTTTCTTTTTCACCAAGAACAGAACATAAAACTAATTCAAATTCAGATGGCTTCTGCTGCTCAACTGGAATCCATTTTGGCTCATTGACACGATTGTTCCACCTTTCAATGGCTTCATTTTTTGAGCTTACATCATCGGCTATCATCAATACCTGACATCCATGACACACTACTGTGTATTCACCATCACCCTCTTTAATCATGTTAACTTCACTTCCACAAATTGGGCACGGTTTTAATTTATCTGCTTTTCCCATTTTTCACCACCTTAATAATATAAATAACATTCACTTATGTTTATGCTTTATCAGCTTATAAATAAATTCAGCAACGGATTCAATTAGCAGCCCAATTAGCATCAAGATGATGATGTTAAAAGCAATGTCCAGCAAGCTAATGGTCATCACCACTTTGGTCATCATCTTAGCCCGCCGCTAACTTGCGCGCTTTTCGCAGCTCGTCAACCGAAAGCTCACCATACTCAATAAAGCTAATCGGAATGCCACAATCAATTTCTCCTTTGTTTACTTTAGCTCTCCCGTCAAATCTGAGCACTTTGAAAACTCCACCAGCCCAATTTTCGTTAGTCTCAAAATCACAAGCGATTTGTTTGCGTAAGTCATCAACGGAATTAGCCTTATAAGTCGGCGAGATAGCCCAAACCCTGAAATCCCCATCCCGCTTTACCAGGAAGCCTTTCGCAAAGTAAGTAATTTTAGTTTTTACTGTCATTTCTACTCCTTCGAATTAACTTCATCGGTTTTATTAATTAATTCTGCTAATTGATTAAATATTGGCGTAAATACTTCGATAAATAATTTCGATGATTTATCTAATGCCACTATTGCATCTTTAATTGAGAGAGCTATTTCTGGTTCTTTTATTCCCCATTTCTCCAGCCGATCCATCGGTATTGGCATTGGCGGCAGCTCCATCCAATGAGTAATCTTAAGCCCATCATAAGCACCACGTGTTATGCCACCCAAAAATTTTTCCTCATTCCAAAAGCATAAGTCTATGTAATCACCATTATTGGTTTTATTATTAGCTGGAAAATAAACTAAATAATGTCCCCATATTCTTGGCTTTTCAGTTTTCAACTCATGCCACTCTAATTCATATTTTTCCATTTCTACTCCTCTCATGCCTCAAATAAAGCACATAACTCTTCTGAGAAATCATCATCAGTTTGCCGCGCATCCAAAAACCTAAACATGCGCGCAGTTACATCATAAGTCCCAGCCCATTCACCGCTCTTCAGCTGATAGACGCGCGGATTTCCATTTGGTGCTGGATTCAGCGAGCCCTCTATCATCAGCCGATCCCCTTTATGCGCGCCAGCTGCAACAGCTTTTGCCTTTTCCCCGAACATAGAGATGTGCCACCAAATAGTCAATGTTGTGGGTGTATCTTGACCATTCCAACGTTTTTCGCGTGTGTAAAACTGAAAAGTTACCACCGGCTGCCC